GGTAGGGCACCCGAGGGCGTGAACCCCATCCAGGGCGGACGGGGGGTAGGAGTGCAGTATACTATACTTCGGCGCTATTGTCAACCGCTAACTGGGGGCCTGCCGCCGGATTAACGCTCTGGGTAGCGTCATCCATCGTATAGGCAGCGTTCGGGTCCAAGCCCGCTTCGCGCAAAAGCACTGCCAGCTTGAGCGCAACCTGTTGCGTGGCCGTCTTTACTTGTTCGTCCAGCAACTGGCGCTCCAGCACGGCAGCCTTAATCTTCCAATACTGGTCAGGGGTCATATGGGTCTCCATCCCCGGAGTCTAGCACACTTAGGCGACCAGTTGCAAGAGGAATTGCTCAATGAGGGCGTCTTCCTGTTGGCGTTGGGTGTAGTGGATGTCGATGGTGCCCCGGCCTTGGAGGGTGGGGGCTTCCGTGAGGAGGTCGCTGTAGCCGTTGACCACGGCGTTGCGGCTCAGGCCGCCCAGATTCACGCCATCCGAGGTGAACGTGCCCGTGCCCACGATGGTGGGTTTGATGCGCACCTCGGGCAGCACCATGGGCGGCAGCGGCGCCACCCGCAGCGGCGTCGGCACGACGTCGGGAAGGACGTCGGGTTCGCGGGTCTCGACGGTGAGGTGCCGGGGCTGGGGAATGTGCTCGGGGGACTGGAGTTCGTTGGGCGCCAAGTGGCCCAAGAGGTCGCCCTTGATGACCTCTCCCATCCGCACAAATTCCTCGTAGCGTTTGGTCTGGGCGCGGTCGTGTCCCGCCACCAGCGTGATGCGCTCCGAGCGGCCCTGGAAACTGGCGGGCGCGCTGGTAAAGGTCCCGGTTGCCAGGATGCTTTGGGCCACAGCCCCGGTGCCAGTTAGGCTGGCTGCGGCGGGGGTCAGCGCACCCGTGCCCGTAAAGGTCAGGGCGCCTGTGCCACTCAGGGAGGCTGCTGCCCCGGTAAAGTTCCCGACGGCAACGGTGCCCCAATGGCCGGTGGCCGTAAAGGTTGGCAGTCCGAAGCCATCGTTCTCGGCTTTGGTTTCGTAGGCCAAACCAATGTCGGCAATAGACCGCCATGTGGTCCCGATGTCTCCGGTGCCTGTAATGCTCATGGGTTAACCCCAGAGGGCGCTGCCCGCTTGCCCCGAGATGCTCCCTGACACGGCGCTGCCCGGAACGGTGGTTGATGCCGTCATCGCCGAGGTGCCATTGCCGTAGACGTAGCCGGTCAGCGTGGACGCCCCGGTGCCCCCATCGGCAACGGCCAAGTCAGTAATGCCGGTGATGGACCCGCCGGTAATGGCGACGCTGCTGGCCGCTTGGGTGGACATCGTGCCGAGGCCGGTGATGTCGGTGTTAGGGATGGTCGCCGACGCCGTGAGGGCCGAGGTGCCTGCGCCCTTGACGTAGCCCGTGAGGGTGCTGGCCCCCGTGCCGCCGCGTGCGACGCCCAGTTGCCCTGCCCAATTTAGCGTCAGCGTTTGCGCGGCAATGCTGCCGGTGACGTTGGTATCGTTGGTGATGGCTTGCACGACATTGCTGTTCAGACGGGCGGCGGCGAGGGTGCCCGTCCACCCGGCGGTGATGGAGGCGGCGTTGACAAGGGCGGTGGAGGAGCTGCCCCCGAGGGTGAGGGTGACGTTCGTGTCGTCGGTCTTGGTGAGGGCGGCGGGGGCCGCATTGACCCATAGGGTGTTGCCCGCGTTCCGCTTGAGCAGGTCTCCAGCGGTGACGGTGGAAATAAGGACGTCGTGCAGTTCGTTCAGTTCTTGGCCGTTGACGACGCTCACATACAGGATGCCGGAGGTGCCCGGGCCCTGCTTCACACACAGACCCAGGAAGACACCGTGCGCGGGCTGGGTGGGTCGGGTCGAGGTAAGGTCCCCGGCAGTCTCGGAGAGCCACACGAGGGCCCCTTCGGTCAGGTGGTTGGTGTTGAGATTGCGCAGGAGACCCGAGACACAGACGTAGCCTTGGGCCGCATTCGCAATGGACTCAGCAGTAATGCCCAAGGTCGTAGCAGCAGTGGCTTCGGCAGAGGCATCGGCCAAAGCAATTTCTGGCCGGTCGCCGTGGGTTCCCAGAATGTAGACGGCCTTGCCAGCGGCAATGGCACTCCCGGTGCGATTGGAGACGCGGACGAGTTCTTGGGCCCCGAGGTGGTAGGTGATGTTGGCGTTCAGCCCCAGCGCGGCGGTGACATCCGTGGTGTCCCAATACAGCTTGGCCACCCCGGTGGCTTCAGCCGCCCCCGTGTCCAAGGTCAGGCTGTCGAGCGTAGGCGCATCGGTCCAAGCGGCGTCATAGTTGGTGCCTGACGTTTTTTTGAGAATATCGTTGGTGGCGCCCCCGATGGGCAGGCCTTGTCCCCCCACAAGGTCATCAATGTAGGCTTTGATGCTCGTGAAGAGGGCATTGCCCAGTCGAGTGACGCCGTCCGTAATGGTCGGCCACGCTGCCATAATGACTTACCCCTTATTCTCGTTGTAGGTAAAGGCCGTCACGGCCACGTTCGCTCCGGCGGCAATGCTCGTGGAATTGAGGATAAGGTCGGCGCTGGCCGTACCCACCGAGCCGTCAAAAACGGCGGTCGTGCCATCGGCCTTGAGGGCGCGGAACCAGCTGGCGGTGCCCGTGGCGTCGGCGCTGCTGTCGGCGGTCAGGCTGTTGGCCGTGGCAACGCCGTTTGAGGCGGCCCCGAAGGCGGTAACATTCCAGCGCAGTTCGGCCAGCTGGGTCTGGGTCGTCACGGCGGTGTCGGCATTGGCCGGTTGCGCCCCATCGTAGAGGCGGAGGTAGCCGTTGTCGAGGAGGTCGCACACTGCATCAGCGGCGGCAGTAACGGCGGCATTGGAACGCTTCGGATTGACGGCCATGGGTTACTCCTGGGGAAGGGCGCCCGGGGTGGGGGCGAGTTGCGGCACGAGCCCTTCGATGAGGCCCGTCTCGGGATTACGGTTAATGGTGTAGCCGACCGGCATCTTAATGCCCGCGTTGATGTTAATGGGCTGGGGCGGCGCTGGTGGGGGTGGCGGCGGTTCCGGCGGAGGCGGCGGGGGCGGGGGCTGCTGGAGGTCCAGCAGGGCCTGGAGCTGTTCGCGCAGCCCGAATTCGCCCGCCATCTTGAGGGCATCGTCCGGGTTCATGTAGGAGAGGTGGATGATGGCGTGCCACGCGTAGGCGGTGCGCAGGTCCTCAGGTAAGTCCATCGCCTCGGGGGACTTGAAGAGGTCCGTGTGAGCTTCCCAGTGGACGCGGTGGTCCTCCCAGGGCTGGGGCTTCTGGAGGGGCTGCTGGCGCGTCATCTGGATGTTTTCCAGCTGGGCCTGTTCCTGGTCGCGCTGCTCACGGTCAATTTCAAAGTCCGGGTAGCCCATGCGAATCATGTCGAGGAGACGGCGGCGGACATTCGGGTCGCTGCGGTCGCCGAAGAGGCCATCGGCAGCCATGCCCCGAATCATATCGACGCGGGCGCTGCGGAGCATCGGCATCATCTGGTCGGGTTCGATTTTAATGTCGGCCTGGTCGTCAATGTTTGATTGGCTAAACTCATAGACTTCGGGCAGGTTGTTCCGACCCGCGATGGAAATGAGGCGGGGCACCGTGTAGTAGAGTTTCATCAGGTGCCGGATTTTCAGGTAGGCTTCTTCGAGGCCCAGGGCATTGCGCTGGATGGCAGGCCCGTGGACCTGGTCGGCGGCTTCCTGGAGGAGGTTGGTCTGGAAGCCTGACGAGGCGCCCCCGGCCCCACCCAGCGAGGACGGGTAGATCATGGTGATGTCGTCCATCTCCTTGCGGATGGTATTGAGGACGTTCCACGCATCGCCGATGACACTACTGGGCTGGAGGAACTGGGGCATCGGGATGCCCGGCACGAAGTTGACGTTCAGGCGCTCACCCGCCTCGGAGGTGTAGGCGTCCTCGGCCAGGTTGAGCTGCTTGGCCACCACGAGCTTCGGGAAGAAGTGCATGGCCAGATTCTCGCCCATCTTGGAGCGGTATTCGTTGTATTCGGACTGGAGCCCCACCATGCGCTCAATAAAGGCATCAGGCCAGAACTGGCCGGGAGCCGCGTCATCGCAGTATTCGACGCACGGGTAGGGGTTGCGGTGGACGTGCTGGAAGTTGCCCGGGAGTTGTTCCTCGTGCTTGAGGAGTTTCTGGCCCGCGCAGATGACGTAGCGGCCTTGGGGGTAGGCGGCACAGGGCTTGGTGAAGCACTCAATCATGAGGGCGTAGCCGCGCCCGTCCTTGATGTCGTCGCCCATGGCGGTGACGGCGCGGGAGGCCATGCCCATCTGGCGCGTGCCCAGGTCGGCGATTTGGCGCTGGTAGAAAAAGAGGTCGGCGTCCGAGGATTCGGGCGCAATGGTGCCCTTCTCCAAACCGAAGCGCTCCTCGATATCCTGGGTCTGCATCATGCGGACGCGCATAATCTCGGGCTGGTCGGCCAGGAACTCAATGCCAGGGTCGGCGGGCAGGAACTCGAACGCGGAGCCGTAGTCAATTTCGATGTCGCCCATGATGGGTTCGCGCCGCCCATCCAGTTCGACGGGCGCATAGCCAATTTTGTCGTCGTCGTAGCGCAGCCACCAGAAGGCTTTGCCCGTGACGGGAATCCACTGCATGACCTGCATCCACTTCTTGCGCAGGTCGCCCTTGCGGGTCACGTATTCGAGGGCTTTCTGGGAGGCGCGGGCGTTAAAGACGTCTTCGCGGTCCGCCGTGGCGGGCACGACGAGGGGAGACGGCGGCGTCTTAGTGTATTTGGCGACGCGGGCCACGTATTTGGGCTTGATGTGGTTGATGCGGAACCGCTTGCGGTGTGCCGGTTCGCGCTTGATTTCGATGCGATTGAACTCGGCGTTCCAGCGGACATCGGGAAAGCCTCGCAGCGCCGAGGCGTTCAGATACCACTGGATTTCGTAGGGCCGCCGCATCTGGCGCCGCACGTCGTATTTGTGGTAGACCTCGGCGACAAGGGCGTCGGGGCTGAAGGTGCGCTCGCCCGTGGGC